ACAGAGAAGGGTGCTTTCCGCAATCATCCCTGTACTAAATGGGCAGCAGAGACTATTCATAATGCTTATTGGTTAATCAAGCACGGTATGAACCTGTGTGATGAATATACTCTCCGTTATGGAAAAGTTCATTCCTGTTACAAGACACTCGTAGATGCCTTTTATTTGTTCCCTCGTGGTAAAATAGACAAGGTAGAAAACTTCGTTCGTGCTATGCCAGATGAGTACAAACTTGACACAAGCATTGACACTTTTACTGCTTACAAGATGTATATCGCATCCAAACCTTGGGTTGCATCTAATTATCTTCGTATGCCAGAAAGAAAACCTGATTGGGTATGAAAGCACTGAGAGTTGAGGTAAAAACAACAGTAAATATTCTCGTTGATGATGATGAAGACTACTGGGAAATAAAACAGAATGCGTTAAACGCAATTCACGATAAAATCCACTTTTTTGAAAAAGATTCTTTTTATATAAATTATGACAAGTGAATTTCTTTTTGTGGAGAAGTACCGTCCTCAAGTAATTGACGACTGTATTCTTCCTGATGATACTAAAAAAACTTTTAAGGAGTTTGTGGAGAAGGGTGAGATTCCAAATCTCCTTCTTGCAGGACCTCCTGGTATTGGTAAAACAACAATTGCAAAAGCACTATGTAACGAACTGGGAGCAGATTTTTATGTCATCAACGGATCCGACGAGGGGCGTTTCCTGGATACTGTACGAAACCAAGCAAAGAACTTTGCTTCGACCGTCTCACTTACGGGATCTTCTAAACACAAAGTCATCATCATCGATGAGGCGGATAACACAGGCAACGATGTTCAACTCCTTTTACGGGCGAATATTGAGGCATTTTATAGCAACTGCCGATTCATCTTCACATGTAACTACAAGAACAAGATCATCGAACCACTTCATTCCCGATGTGCCGTCATCGACTTCACAATCAAGGGAAAACAAAAGGCACAACTCGCAGGATCATTCTTCAAGCGTCTCCAAACGATCCTTGATCAAGAAAGGATTGAGTACGACCAAAAGGTTCTTGCAGAGTTGGTATCGAAGCACTTTCCAGATTTTCGTAGAGTCCTTAACGAGTGTCAAAGATACGCTACGGGAGGAAAAATCGACTCAGGCATTCTTGCATCTTTCTCTGACATCTCTATAAATGATCTCATTAAACATCTCAAAGAAAAGAATTTCCCAGAAGTCCGCAAGTGGGTGGTCTCCAACCTGGACAACGATTCTACTGTCATTCTTCGCAGGATTTATGACGCCTGTTATGACTCTCTTGTTTCCTCCACTATTCCTGCTGCCGTTCTTGTTATTGCTAAGTATCAATACCAATGTGCGTTCGTGGCTGATCAAGAAATTAACCTCCTAGCAGCACTGACTGAAATTATGTGTGAGTGTGAGTTCCAATGAAAGTATGTTCAAAATGTTTAATAAAAAAACCACTTGATTCATATAGAATTGAAAGTAGTAGGAATTGGAGAATTCCTCCAGATCAAAGAAAAATATATTATAGAGAAGAATGTAAGGAATGTGAAAAAAAATTAAGTAAGCAATTGAGGGAGGCAAAAAAATATGCAACTCCTAAACCTATAGAATGTGAATGTTGCGGTAAAAAAACTGAAAATTTATTAGTTGATCATGATCATCAAACTGGAAAGTTTCGTGGTTGGTTATGTAAAACTTGTAATATTGGAATAGGAAAATTAGGTGATAATCTTTCTGGACTTGAAAGGGCAGTCCTTTACTTAAAACGTGAATGTGAGTTCCAATGAAAAATTTAGAACATCAAATTAAATCCCAGTGGTATTACATTTTCTGGGGAGCTATGGCAGTTGCTGTAGTTAGTGGTCAGATTTATGTTGGTCTTGGATATAGACAAATGGCAGAAGCATCTAAATCAACTGCTGTTTCTGTAACTTGTGTTCCTCCATATCAATCACCATCTGCTTATGTTACTGGTAAGAATAGGACGGGGGAATTTGAATGAATCTGTACAAAATTGATTATAAATCCTTAAAGGATAATCCAGTTAAAACGACTCCCGAAAATGTCAAAGAAGCAAACGAAGGTCTCTTTCGTGCTAAAATGACTCTCCCTGCTGCCGCAAAACATTGTGGTATGACGCAGAAGGAAATGAAACTTACTTTTTTTGAATACCTTAAGTATAACAAACCTGATTATGAAAAAAATTAAAAAAGACTGGAAGGCATACTGTAAAACTTCATTCAATTCTTTGAAGGCAAATCTTGAAGATTGGGGTAAACCAGAATTTTATCGTCCAATTACTAGAATTTATTACATTAATGTTTTTGATTGTGGTCTTTCTAATTTTACGGGTTTTGTAAGTGAAGAAGCATTAAAAAATAAAATTAATGGTAAAAAGGTTGTTTATGATCACTGTCTTTCTCCCCAATTTATTGGAAGAATGATTATGGATAATCCAGATAAATATCTTTCTAAATATTCTGTTTTTGAAGAGATTTTTTGGGAATCTTGTAAAACTGTTATGGTAACCCAACAAGAAAACATTGCTCTTTCGGCGCTCACAGAAAATAATGGACAAGACTATTTACTTCATGTTCCTACAAATAAAAAATATAATTATCTGGGAATTAATCTTTGGTTTCGCCCCCAAAAACATGGTCGTTGGAGTGAAGCAGTTTCTTTAGACACAAATATTATCGAAACACCAAAAGACCTGTTAGAATATGAAAAAAGGTTTTTGGTTTAATTATGCTATCTCCCGAAAATGCCATTTGGGCAGCGGATCAATTTATAGGATATTATTCTCAATTTAATCGTATTGATGATTATTTGCGCTTTGTTAAAATAAGTAGAATGACTAATTCTTCAGGAAAGTTATTTGGTCCTGAAGATGAAATTTTTTCTAACTTCAGTATTCATCCAAATGATATGAAATTTTCAATTCATCAGGTGGATACCAGTTTGAAACCAAAATCTAAGTATAATCAAGATCTGTATTCTGAGATTCTTAATCTAACCGCATCAAATGCAATTGAAGAAGCAATTCCTGGAAGGACTTTAAAGTGGATTATTACGGAAGATACAACTAATAAAATTGTAGGAGTGATTCGATTTGGTTCTCCAACAATTAATTCAAAACCAAGAAATGATTATTTTGGTGAGGTATTGCCACTATCAAAAATTAATCATGAGTTTGTAATGGGATTTAACATTGTTCCAGTACAACCTTTTGGGTATAACTATCTTGGTGGAAAACTGCTTGCTCTTTTGGCATCCTCTAATGAACTCAAACGACAATTTGATACAAAGTATGGAACTAATCTTCATTACTTTGAAACAACTTCATTATACGGTACTACAAAAGGAGTATCCATGTATGATGGCCTTAAACCTTATATTAGACACATAGGTGATACTGAAAGTAAGTTTCTTCCACTATTTCATGACGATTATTTTAGAGAAATGTTTTGGTGGTTTAATAATAATGCTAACAATGGAGAAAGATTAATTTCTGCAGATAAATCATCTAAGAAACTGAAAATTCAGACAAAGATGATTTCAATCATTACAAAGTCTCTTTGCAATCCTTCAAAACTACATGAGTTTAAATCTTGCATTGAACATGCAAAATCACTCACTGAAAAGAAAAGGTATTATATATCTCAATTTGGTTATGAACCAAAGGATGTTATTGATTGGTGGAAATCTAAGGCATCAAAACGATATGAAAAATTAAAAAAAGAGAATCGTCTAAGAACTGAACTTGAACTTTGGGAACTTGGGAAAGATATGGAGATTATACGATGAATATTGAACTTAAAGATTGGTTAAATTCAATCAATCAAACTAAAGAAAATTTGATTGATGTAGATCCTTTATTGGAGAAGCAATATTCTCCATATATTATTAATCGTTGTCTTTCTGGTCATATTGATTGTATTATGTTTGCGAATGAAATGAATCAGTATCATTTTCTTCCTAAAAAGATGCAATACGACTTTTTTATAAATAGTCTGAGGAAAAAGAAGAGATTTTCTCCCTGGCTCCGTCAAGATAAAATCAAAGACCTTGATTATGTCAAAAATTATTATGGTTATAGTAATGAAAAGGCAAAACAAGCTTTGAGGATTCTTACTAAAGAACAACTTAGTTTTATTAAATCGAAATTTGAAACTGGAGGAACAAAATGAGTGTCGTTCAAGAACCTGAAGTAAAGTGGACGCCCGACCAAATGGTAGAGGTGATTCTGAATGAACCAGATGATTTTTTAAAAGTTCGTGAAACTTTGACTCGTATTGGAGTTGCATCAAGAAAGGAAAAGAAAATATATCAGTCTTGTCATATTCTTCATAAGCAAGGTAGATATTACTTAGTTCATTTTAAAGAACTGTTTGCTCTTGATGGCAAACATGCAAATCTTACTGTAAATGATGTTCAGCGTCGAAATCGTATTGCTCAACTTCTTGCTGATTGGGGATTAATTGATATTGTTGATACGAAAAAAATTCAAGACATTGCTCCACTAAATCAAATCAAAGTTCTTGCTTACAAAGATAAGGGTGATTGGATTTTGGAGACAAAATATAATATTGGTTCTAAAAAGAAAAGGGGTGAGGAAACCGAATGATTTTGTAGGGAGGTCAACACTCCCTTTTTTGTGATTTGTATTATAATTATATGTGGATGCCGTAAGGGTCCACAAAATACAAACTCGCTTTTAAAGGAGGTACTATAATGAACACTCTCACTAGATATACATCTGCGGATCTTCCTGCATTGATGGATAGAATTACCCGCAATAGCATTGGAATGGACGAATATTTTGATCGTTTATTCAATCTTCATGAAACTACAACGAATTATCCTCCCTATAATTTGGTACAAATAAATAATGTCGAGTCACATTTAGAACTTGCACTTGCAGGATTTAAGAAAGGGGAAGTTAATGTTTTCACGGAGTATGGAAAACTTTTTGTCGAAGGACAAAAAGAAGATCTGGAAACCGATAGGACTTTCATCCACAAGGGAGTGGCTAGCAGAAGTTTTAAACGAGCGTGGACTTTATCCGATGATACGGAAGTCAGGGAAGTTACATTTGAAGATGGACTTTTACGGATCATACTCGGGAAAGTAGTACCAGAACATCATGCCCGTAAAGATTATCTTTAAATATAAATTTTTTAAATCTAAATATATTTAATTATCGTCGGCGCTGGCAGGTCCCTGCCAAATCCAGGTTGACTTGCCCCTTTTTTTGTAGTATAATGGATAGAGTATAATTTGAAAAATGTCAATTAAATTAGCACTGTTAAAATCTGGCGAAACAATTATTTCTGATGCAAAAGAGTTAATTGTGGATGAAAACCCACTTGAAGATAACTCTGAGGATCAATTTAAAAAGGTATTTCGTTATTTGTTTATTAAACCACATAAAATAGAAATCAGAAAACAATTTGTATTGGTTGAAGAGAATGAAACTCCAAAAGGAGATTTGGAAATAGTACTTTCTCCTTGGATTGTTTTAACCAATGACGAACAAATTCCTGTTGATCCAGATTGGATTGTGACTATTGTTGATCCAATTGATTCTATTAAAGAAATGTATGAGGAGAAAGTAAATGGATAAAATAATTAAATGCCTTCTATTAAATGTTGATGATGTTATCATCAGCGAAGTTGAAGAAGTATTTCCTGAAGAAATTGGAGATCCTGATTGGTTGTTAATTAACCCATATATGATTGATGAAAATGGCGATTTAACCATCTGGCCAGTTTCAACAGATCAAAGAAAGATGAAAATTCATTCTGATAAAGTACTTACTAGTGTTGATCCAAAACAAGAAATCATTGACAAATATCTTGAACTAACTGCAGAATGAGATTTTACACAAATGTTCAAATGGTCGGGGATCACTTCTTGGTCCGTGGTTATGAAAATGGAAATCATTTTATGACCCGTGAGAAGTTTAACCCGACTCTTTTTGTCCCTTCTAATAAAAAAACTAAATATCAAACTTTGAATGGGGAATATGTTGAAGCAGTTCAACCTGGATCTGTTCGTGAATGTCGTGAGTTTATTAAGAAGTATGAGAATGTAGAAAATTTTAAAATCTATGGAAACACAGGATACATTTATCAATACATTTCTGAAATGTATCCCGAAGAGGAAGTCAAGTTTGATATCAGTAAAATCAAGGTTTCTACTTTGGATATTGAGGTTGCTTCCGAAAACGGGTTCCCAGATGTAGAGTCTGCTGCCGAAGAAGTTCTGTTGATTACTATTCAGGACTATTCTTCCAAGCAAATCCGTACCTGGGGTCTTGGTCCCTTCCAGAACAAGCAGAAGAATGTCATCTATAGATCCTTTACAAATGAGCGGGATCTTTTAATGGATTTTATTAACTGGTGGATGGTTGAGGAAAATGCTCCTGAGGTTGTGACTGGTTGGAATATTGAACTGTATGATATTCCGTATCTTGTTCGCCGTTTGGATCGTGTTCTCGGTGAGAAACTGATGAAGCGTATGTCTCCTTGGGGTCTTGTAACTGAGGATGAGGTTTATATCTCCGGGCGTAAGCACATCTCTTATGATGTTGGTGGTATTACTCAACTTGATTATCTGAATCTTTATAAGAAATTCACTTATAAGGCACGGGAGTCTTATCGTCTAGATTACATTGCCGAAGTAGAACTCGACCAAAAGAAATTAGATCACTCTGAATATGAAACCTTTAAGGATTTTTATACAAAAGGTTGGCAAAAGTTTGTAGAATACAACATCGTTGATGTAGAACTTGTTGACCGCTTGGAAGACAAGATGAAACTGATTGAACTTGCTATCACGATGGCATATAATGCAAAGGCGAACTATGCGGATGTGTTCTCTCAGGTTCGGATGTGGGATACAATCATTTATAACTATCTAAAGAAAAGAAATATTGTAATTCCTCCTAAAGAACGTTCTGATAAGGATTCTAAGTATGCTGGTGCGTATGTTAAAGAACCTATTCCTGGAAAGTATGACTGGGTTGTGTCTTTTGACCTCAACTCCCTATACCCTCACCTCATTATGCAATACAACATCTCGCCAGAAACTCTTCTGGAAGAGAGGCATCCGTCCGTAAATGTTGATAAGATTCTGAATGAGCAACTGAATTTTGAACTCTATAAGGATTATGCCGTTTGTGCGAACGGGGCGATGTATCGTAAGGATGTGCGTGGATTTCTTCCAGAACTGATGGAGAAGATCTATAATGAACGTGTGATCTTTAAGAAGAAGATGCTTACTGCTGAGCAGGAATATGAGAAGACAAAGAACAAACAACTTCTAAAAGAAATCTCCCGATGCAATAATATCCAGATGGCAAGGAAGATTCAACTTAACTCTGCTTATGGTGCTATCGGCAATCAGTATTTTCGTTATTTCAAACTAGCAAACGCAGAGGCAATCACTCTGTCTGGGCAGGTTTCTATTCAGTGGATTATGAATTCTATGAATGGATATTTAAACAAAGTTCTTAAAACTGGGGATGTTGACTATGTTATTGCTTCTGATACTGATTCTCTTTATGTCAATATGGGTCCTTTGGTTGAAACTGTATTCAAGGGAAGAGAGAAAACTACTCAAAACATTGTGTCGTTCCTTGATAAGGTCTGTCAAGTGGAATTTGAAAAGTATATTGAAAGTTCTTACCAAAAATTGGCGGACTATGTGAATGCTTATGATCAAAAAATGTTTATGAAGCGTGAGTGTATTGCTGAACGTGGTATTTGGACCGCGAAGAAACGCTACATTCTAAGCGTATGGGATAGTGAGGGTGTTCGTTATGATGAACCAAATCTGAAAATCAAGGGAATTGAAGCAATCAAGTCTTCTACTCCAGCACCCTGCCGTAAGATGCTCAAAGATTCCTTTAAAATTCTGATGAGTGGTACTGAAGATGATGTGATTCAGTTTATTGATAAGTGTCGTGATGAGTTTAAGAAACTTCCACCAGAACAGATTGCATTTCCCCGTTCCGCTTCGGATGTTCGCAAATATCAATCGTCATCTTCAATTTACGCTCATAAAACACCTATTCATATTCGCGGAGCACTTCTTTTCAATCATTATATCAAAGAAAGAAAACTCACAAATAAATATTCGCTGATTAACAATGGTGAAAAGGTTAGATATATTTTCCTTAAGAAACCAAATATTATTCAGGAAAATGTGATCTCTTTTATTCAAGATTTTCCTAAGGAACTTGGTCTTGACAAATATATTGACTATGAATTACAATTTGAGAAGAGTTTTATTGACCCTCTAAAATCTATTCTTGATGCGATTGGATGGAATGTGGAAAAAACCGTAAATCTTGATTTATTTTTTTCATGATAGAATTGCCAATTAATGAAAATGAACTTGATAAAATTATTAGTGCGATGAGATTTAGTGACGACTCAGCACTTTACCATAAACTGTGGATGTATAAGATGAATTATTTAAATAAACAAAAAACGGAGAAAAAGTAATGGATTTTCTTAAGGATATTGTTAAAGAAATTGGTGATGATTATACCAAACTTGCATCTGAAATTGATGAAACAGAAACTTATGTTGACACGGGTTCGTACATCTTTAATGCATTGGTTTCAGGTAGCATCTTTGGTGGTGTATCTGGGAATAAGATTACTGCTATTGCTGGAGAGTCTTCTACTGGAAAGACTTTCTTCAGCATCGCCGTTGTTAAGAATTTCCTTGATAATCATCCCGATGGTTATTGTCTCTATTTTGATACTGAAGCTGCCATTACAAAATCTCTCTTGGAAAGTCGTGGCATCGACACATCAAGGATTGTCGTGGTTAATGTTGTCACCGTAGAAGAATTCCGCACTAAAGCACTTAAAGCGGTTGATCTTTATATGAAAAAACCTGAAGGCGAGCGCAATCCTTGCATGTTTGTGTTAGACTCTTTGGGTATGCTATCCACAAGTAAAGAAATTACTGATGCTCTAAATGAAAAAGAAGTTCGTGACATGACAAAATCTCAACTTGTCAAAGGAGCTTTTCGTATGTTGACTCTTAAATTGGGTCAAGCAAATATTCCAATGATTGTGACAAACCATACTTATGATGTAATCGGATCTTATGTTCCCACTAAAGAGATGGGTGGTGGTAGTGGTCTTAAATATGCCGCTTCTACCATCATTTATCTTTCTAAGAAAAAAGAAAAAGATGGTACAGAAATTATTGGAAATATTATCAAGGCAAAAACTTCTAAGTCGCGTTTGAGTAAGGAAAATCAGGATGTGGAGATTCGTCTTTTTTATGATGAGCGCGGTCTTGATCGATATTATGGACTACTTGAACTTGGTGAAACAGCGGGTATGTGGAAAAATGTTGCTGGGAGATATGAAATTGATGGTAAGAAACTTTATGCAAAAGAAATCTTAAAAAGTCCAGAAAAATATTTTACGGAAGAGATAATGCAACAACTTGATGCTGCCGCGAAACGACAATTCTCTTATGGATAATCTTACTGATTTAATCCATATTCATGAAAAAGTTATTTCTTCTGATATTTGTAATGATTTGATCAATTTTTTTGAATCAAATAAAAGTAAACATGAATATATTAACAGTCATGGCTGTCCAACATTTACTCAACTAAATTTAACTAAAAATAGAAATCAAAAACCAGAACTGCATAATTTTCTCATAAAAAAAGTTTTAGAGTATCGGAATAATTATTATAGTTCTTTTTCTGAAAATCTATTTCCTAATGCTCATGCGTTTGAGGAATTTAGGATTAAAAGATATCTTCCCAATCGAAAAGAAAAGTTTGATACTCATGTAGATGTTGTTGATTATCCAAGTTCAAGAAGATTCTTATCATTTTTTTGGTATTTAAATGATGTTGAAGTTGGCGGAGAAACTGTGTTTACTAATTTAGTAATAAAACCATCTAAAGGAAACTTAGTTATTTTTCCACCTTTATGGATGTTTCCTCATAGAGGAAATGAACCAGTAAGTGGACCAAAATACTTATTGAGTACATATTTGCATTATAAGTAATGGAAAGAATTGAGACAACTATTTTAAGAAACCTTGTATTTAATGAAGATTACTCACGCAAAGTCATTCCTTTCATACAACCAGATTATTTTGAGCAAAAGACCGAGAAGGTCATTTTTGAGGAGATTGTCAAATTTATTGTTAAGTATGGTTCAGCAATCACAATCGAAGCACTCAATATTGAGGTAGAAAATCGCACAGATTTAACTGAAGAACAGGTAAAAGAAGTCAGAGAAATCAATAAGTCTCTGAATGATGCTCCTGTAGAAAAACAATGGTTACTTGATACTACTGAAAAGTGGTGTCGTGACCGTGCGATTTATCTGGCACTTATGGAGTCGATTCATATTGCCGATGGTAAGAATGATAAGAAGAACAGGGATGCCATTCCCAGCATTCTTTCTGATGCTCTTGCCGTTAGTTTTGACAATAACATCGGACACGATTACTTAAATAACTATGAAGAACGATATGAGTATTATCATAGAAAGGAGGACAAAATTGAATTTGATCTTGAATACTTTAACAAAATTACCAAAGGTGGTCTCCCTAACAAGACTCTTAATATCGCTCTTGCTGGTTGCGTCCATCCAGAAACCAAAGTTAAAATTAGGTTTAGGAAGTTAAAAATATAAATAAACTTATGATGCTGTAAGAGCAACTTATAACAGGAATAAAAGATAATTTGATAAAATCATAAAATCTTTTTCAACCACTCACTTATTGAGTGGTTTTTTATTCATATCAATTTTAACTATTATTTTTTAACTTTAGAATTTGGTGCTGGTTCTCCAGTTCCAAATTTCCAACCTTCATTTAATTTAGCATCAATATCTTCTGGAGATATTCTTTTCCATCCTTTTGTTCCTGGTAAGTGCATTACCTTCTTACCTTTGTGTGCTTTTCCTCCAAGAGATGCTCTTTCTTGTCTTCCTTGATTTGATGCCCAGTAATTAAACTCTTTGGATGCTCTCTTTTTGCCTCCAAGAGATGCTCTTTCTTTTCTGCCTTCTTCTGTGCTCCAATAATAAAAATTTTTAACTTTATCATTTAAATATTCTTGTTTTTGAGTTTCTATTCCTCTAATCATCCATTCTTTTCTTTCTTCTACTGGTGTTGAAAAGAAACCAAGTTGATTATCTCTACAAAACTCTCCTATTATTTTTCTATGTTGTGGTGATAAATTCGCACCTAACATTTTCATAGATCTTAAATCATTTGGATTTTTGTAAATCTTCCAAAGTAAATAATGTGCTATGATGTGTTCTCTAATATTCAAGTATGTAAAGTTACAATCATCATCTGTTCCTCCCATATGTTTAGGAACAATATGATGTTCGTGTAGTCCTGAATATTTTTTATAATCTCCTCTTCTTGACTTATTGCCTTCACATAAGTTAGAATAGATACGATCAAACATTTCCCTGTCCCTGCTACTGCTAATACTATTATTTATACAAAATGTGGATTGAAAAAGAAACAACAATTGCTGAAATCAAAACATTACTTGATAATGGATATGAGATAGAAGTTGATTCGCCCGATGGATATGTTCCAGTCAATTTCTTTATCAACAAAGGAATGTATGATGAATATGTTTTAAAGGTTGATGGTGGAGAATCTATTAGATGTAATGCCGATCATTTATTTGAAACATCTTTTGGATGGATGAAAGCATCTCATCTTTATGAAAAATACAAGACAAATCATTTTATAACTAAAAATGGTTATAAACTTGGTAGTGTCTTTAAAACAGGAAATCAAATACCTATTGTTGATATTAATGTAAATCATTTAAATCATAGGTATTATACGAATGGCGTTTCTTCTCACAATACTGGTGTAGGTAAATCCTTGTTTATGTGCCATGTGGCTAGCTCCGTCTTGCTCCAAGGGAGGAATGTTTTGTACATTACGATGGAAATGGCAGAAGAGAAAATTGCTGAACGAATTGACGCAAACTTATTGAATGTTCCTATTCAGCAATTATCAGAACTTCCTCGTTCCACCTTTGAAACTAAGGTTACGAACCTTGCCAAGAAGACTCAGGGAACTCTTATAATTAAAGAATATCCTACTGCTTCTGCTCATAGTGGACACTTTAAGGCACTACTTAATGAACTTTCACTTAAGAAGTCATTTAGACCTGATATTATTTTTATTGATTACCTTAATATTTGTGCTTCCTCTAGGTATAAAGGAAACAGCAACATCAATTCTTATACATT